TATGATTGATTCAAATAATCAACTTATAAAAAAATATTACTTCCATGAATATGATTATAAAAAACATTTCACAGGTAATTATGTAGCCGATTCATCCGTTGTATCAAAAAGATTAGTTGATAAATATTTACCTTTCAGGGTCGAATTAAATAATTATGCGTATTGGGATTTATGGCTTCGCATTTTTGAAGGTGAGGGAGATGTGTTTTGTTATAATCCGCATCCGACATGGGCGTATGTGCAGGATGAAAATTCCATGCACATAAAAAGATGGAAAGATGAAAAGCTGATGATAGAGGCAGAACATGACAAACAAATAATGTTATCATTACACCGATGAGTATAGAAAGAGACCCTATATATTATAATAAGATTTATCGGGAAAGTTCTGAATATAAACTTCCGTATAATAGAAGTTGTTATTTTGATTTATGGAATATCATTCTTGGGCTTATCCCAGTCAAAATACCTATTATAGAACTTGGATGTGGGACAGGACAGTTCGCGCAGATGTGTATTGACGCAGAAAAAAATTATTTGTATGGTTATGATTTTAGTTTAGAAGCGATAACGATAGCGAAAGAAAATGGTCTGAATGTTTGCGAATTAGCAGACATTACTAAAGTAAATATCGGAGATTGCTTTATTGTTTGTCTTGAAACCTTAGAACATACGAGAGATTTTAAAGTCATAGAAAATATCGGACTTGGAAAAGAATTTTTATTTTCTCTGCCGGATTTTAATGATCCGGCTCATGTGAGATATTTTCATTCAATAAACAATATAGTTGATAGATATAAAAATGTCATTAAATTTGAGCATATACAACATTTTCAAAAATGGTTTATTTGCAAAGGAACAACGATATAAAGGTTATAAATTATACTCGAACAGACTGGAGTAATTTCGCTTTTGATAATGCTATGGCATTACAAAGCGTTGGCATTAATTGCAAAAGTTATGTGGTGAATAAACACGCTTTTAATTATATTCATACTTCTGAACAAATAACGAATGAAAATATAATGAAAGAAATGTACCAGGCGGATTATGTTCAAATATTTCATTCCGATGCCAAAGCATTAGAAATATTTATCGAGTCGGGTTCAAAAGCAAAACTAATAGTATATCATGCAGGAAGTGTGTACAGGCGAGACCCTGAATTTTATAATAAATTATTCAACCCTCATATATATAAATCGGTGATTGCATTGCCGGAGTTCGCGGGTCTTGGCAGTAAGAACGAACAATATTTAGTCGGCGCAATAGATACTGATAGTATTACTCCTGCCATAAAATCATTAGTACATCCATATATTTTTGCACACTACCCCAGTAGTTACGAAAAAAAAGGCAGTTACGATATTTGCAGAATGATGGAAGAAATAAAAATTCCTGTGAAATTTTCATCCGATACTATTACCATGATGGAGCATTACAAACGAACAATGGAATGTGATGTTTATATTGAACTTTTCAAACCAATACTTGAAGGGAATCCTTATGGCTCCTTCGGAATACAGGCATTGGAAGCCGCCGCGATGGGGAAAAGCGTCGTTACTCAAAATATGAATGAAGATGTTTATTTCAATGAATATGGTTTTTGCCGGCTCATGTTAGCGAATAATGAAACTGATTTTAAAGACATCGTTGAACTTTTGGACAAAAGCAGTCCTGATGAAATAAAAAATTTACAAGAGGAAACAAGGCAATGGGTAGTAGATAATCATAGTTACAAAAGTACGGGGTTGAAATTATTGAAAAAGATATTGAATTAAAAATATGGAATACATTATTGTTATTTTATTTTTTGCGATAGTGGCTATATTTATATACTACTATGAAAAATCATACAGAAACGAATATTCACATGAGTTTGATAAAATAATGGAACAACATGATAATATTATGAAAACAGATAGGGGAATGCAGTTTGAAATATTACCCCAACCTATACAATATAATTTATTCCGTAAAGAAAAGGAAAGAATGATACAAGAAGCGATGAATAAAACATTTCTTACCCAAGTAGAGAAGAATAATTTTCATAAACAAATAAAAAAAGTAAAAGAATTATTATTGAAATATGAGGGATGTCCAGCCGACAGGGAACCACCATGTGCGAGATTGGCAATTTTTACAGCGGGATGGTATTGCGAACCCTTAAAAAAATATGCAATAGAACAAGGATATAAAATATATTCTTGTGGAAATAAGTTAGATTTATGGATAGATATAACTGAAAAATGAATACCCGAATAGAATTGCCAAATGAATTACAAGCAAAAATTAATTGAGTGGAATGCCACTGAAAAATATAAATCGGAATTGTTATTTCTTTATTCGCTTGTTAATCCGATGAGGGGAGAAAGAATATTGGATTACGGATGTGGCTTAGGAACTGCTGTAAAAATGTTCCATCAAAGTTCCGATGCGGCTATTTACGGATATGATATTTGTCCCGAAAATTATTTATTCATTGAAAAAACATTTTTAAGAAATATTGAACACGAAAAATTTGATGCTATTTATTTCATGCATTCCATCGCTCATCTCGAATATCCGCCTTTAGAAAAAATAAAAGACGAATTTCTTTTACCAAATGGAAAGGTGGTGGTTATAACGCCTAATCTGGACTGGCTTACTTTTAAGAATGAAGGTAAAGAAATAAAAACAGACCCGACCGTGATAAGACACTATTCATCTTTGACATTGGAAAGATTGTTTGTAAAAAACAGGTATGACATTATTTGTCAGGGGCAATTCGGGGATTGTTTAAATAATCAGCACGAGCGTTTGTGGTTGATTGGAAAATAATTATATCTTTGCAAAAAATAAAATGCCAAAACCTAAAAAAGGAGAATCAGAAAAAGATTTTGTTGATAGATGTATTCCTGTTGTTATTGAAGAAGGAACAGCAGAAGATGGAACACAAGCATCGGTAATTTGTCATTCTATTTTTGATGAACATAACAAAAAAAATATCAATATGACACAATTAAGAAACATTTCGGCTTTTATCAGGGAAATTCCTGCAAACGCAGACGAAACCCGCACCGTTGAATTTGTTATTTCCGATTCAACCCGAGACCGTCATAATACCGTTTTGAATCAAAATGGATGGCGGCTTGACAATTATATGCGTAATCCGATAGTCGGATATAATCATAATGTATATGGCGGCGGGTTCTTCGCACAGGCATCCCCCGATAATGTCATCGGAAAATCCACCGTTGCTTTAGAAAATGGAAAATTAATCGGTAAGGTTACGTTTGAACCGGTACACGTAAATACATTGGCTGAAAAAATATTTCAGAAAATAAAATTCGGCACTCTTAGGGCTGCATCGGTTGGATTTTCTGAAATAGGAGAAGGTAAATATGGAGAAGGAGAAGAAGCCAGGGGGAAATCAAATGAGACCTATTACTTCTCCGGGCAGGAACTCATGGAATGGTCTATTGTGAATATTCCTTCCAATCCTTCCGCCACCAAACGCGACGGATACAAAGAGCCGACAGTTGAAGATATTATCGGACAAATAAAACAAATGGAACTTGTCTTTGATAATAAACAGATTCAGCAGCTTTCTATAATTGATTTACTCAAATCAATGGAAGGTATAAAAGAATTGAAATTGGATAAATTGGCGGAAGAAAAAAAAATATGCGACCTGTATGAAAAGCGACTTCATTTGATTGGCGTAAAATAATATTCTTGCTATTCCTGTTTTAATGAATCCAAAGTTATTCCATAATATTCAGCCAGTTTAGCAGCTGAACTGAATAAAGGATTCTTTATCCTTCCTGATTCAATCCTGTTTATTGTTATTCTCGGAATACCTGTATCAACAGATACCTGATATTGTGAAATTCCTTTGGCGACCCTCAAGCGCATCAGTCGTATCCCATTTATATACATAAATATAGTGCTTTCATGTTACGAAAGTATAATTTATCTAAATTACTTTTGTTTAAATTATCAAAAACTTTTAAACATGACCACTGAAACAAAATCCCTTCACGAAAAAAGAGCTGCCATAATTGTTCAGATGCAAGACATTCTGAATAAAGCGAAATCAGACAATAACCGCTCACTTTCCAAAGATGAAGATGTGCAATGGAATAAATTAGATGATGAGCAGGAGTCCATTACTAAAGATATTCGCAGGATTGAAAAACTCCACGAACTTTCTCTGTCAGAAAAAGAAAGATTGTTACAGGCAGGAAAAGAAAACGGAACTTCTGCGGATGAAGAAGAAGATAAATCAAAAAAATATCTGAAAGCATGGTGCAATTACATCATGAAGGGAATGAACGGGATTCCACATGAAGCCCGCGAACTTCTCACACGCGCCGGTCAGAATGTCGGAACAACCACAGAAGGCGGATTCCTCGTTCCGGAAGGATTTTCATTTGAATATGATAAAGCATTACTTGCTTTTGGCGGAATATTGGGAAATGTTCGGGAACTTTCAACGACTACCGGCAATGATATTCCCTGGCCGAATACGGATGACACTGCAAATAAATCCGTAATACTTGCAGAAGCCGGTTCAATAAATTCTGGAAAGGATATTGTTTTCGGAAGTACCACTTTGAAAGCATTCCTCTATTCAACAGATTGGATAAAAGTTTCAATTCAATTAATGCAGGATTCAGGTATTCCGATTGAACGCCTGATTGCAGATTTACTTGCTGAGCGTGATGCGCGGGGGTTGAATTTAGATATGACGACAGGGGCGGGAGTTACTGCTCCGCAGGGAGTTGTTACCGCTTCTACTTCTGGAAAGACAACTGCATCAGAAACAGCCATTACCGCAGCGGAAATAATGGATTTGGAACATTCAGTTGATCCGCTGTACCGCATAGGTGCAAAATTCATGATGCACGATTCTGTTTTGAAAAAAGTAAAACAACTTGTTTTTGATACATCCGATAATCGTCCACTCTGGGACCCGGGTATTATACGCATAGGCACTCCGCCCACATTACTGGGTTATGAAATTATAACCAATCAGGACATGGCATCTTCATTGGTTGCGGATGCAAAAGTGATATTGTTCGGTAATTTCCAAAAATATATTCATCGCACTGTCTTGAGCCAATCCGTTTTGCGTGCAAATGAATTATTTGCAGGAAATCTGCAAGTTGGATTCACAGGTTTCAGCCGGCACGATGGAAGAAAAATTACAAAGTCCACCGTTTATCCCTGGAAACATTTGACAATGGCAAATACGTAGTAAGTATTTGTTTACAACCTAAAGAGGGGGACGGACTAATACTCCTTCCCCCTTTTTTTTAAATATGACTGTAAGATTTTTAATGAATGTGGGCGGCGCTATAAACGCAAAGAAAGGAAACATAAGAAATTTATCTGAACAGGAAGCAAGGCAATTTATTCATCTTATGATTTGCGAAGAATGGTTTCAGCCACCTCCAAAACATAAACATAAACCTATAATAGTTCATACCAGATGTATCCCACAGTCAAGATAGCCACAGCCGCAGCAGATACTCCTGTAACTCTTACCGAAGCGAAGGCGCATTTGCGATATGATTTGACAACGGAAGATACATTGATAACAACTTTAATAAAAGTCGCAACGGAATACGCTGAGAAAAGATTATCCAGGGCGTTGATTACGCAAACATGGGATTTGTATTTGGAAGATTTTCCCGCTGAAGATACTATTATACTTCCTTTTCCGCCATTACAAACTATCAGTCATGTGAAATATTATGATAAGAATAATATTTTACAGACCTGGGCAAGTTCAAATTATGATGTAGATAGTATCCGGGAGCCGGGCAGAATAGTACAGAGCGCAACAGGAGCAGGATATCCAAATACGTATGACCGTCCAAATGCTGTGAA